TTACCCAATCAGGCGGTAACTTCATTCACACATTCACATCTTCTGGCGCACTTAGCCCTTTGTCATCTGTAACAGCAAGTTACTTAATCGTTGCTGGTGGTGGTGCAGGTGGTGGCGCACAAGATACTGCTGGAGGTGGCGGTGCGGGTGCTGGTGGATTGCGGTCAGGTTCTGGAATAACGCTTGATTCCAATTCAATTTACACAATTACTGTCGGTGGTGGCGGTACAGGCGCATTGCAAGCAAACGGCTCAAAAGGTAGCGATTCTGCATTTTTTGGGATTACATCAACTGGTGGTGGATATGGTGCGGTAGAAGGCTCAACTGCACCAAACTACTATGGTGTTGGTGGAGATGGTGGTTCGGGTGGTGGTGGCTCTAGAGGCGGTGCGGGAGGTTCTGGTAATACTCCATCCACTTCACCATCACAAGGAAATAATGCTGGCACATCCGCAGACAAAGGTGCGGCTGGTGGTGGTGGTTCTAGTGCTGTTGGAGGAAATGGCGGTGCAACAACGGGCGGTAATGGAGGTGCTGGTACGGCATCAAGCATTACTGGTTCTAGCGTTACCTATGCTGGAGGTGGTGGCGGTGGTGTTTACACAACTGGCACAACAGGAACTGGCGGGTCAGGTGGCGGTGGAAATGGTGGCGCACCAAACGGAAACAATGGTATTGCTGGCACAGCCAACACGGGTGGAGGTGGTGGTGGTGCATCTGGAGGCGGTTCAACACAAAGAAGCGGTGGAAATGGTGGCTCTGGCGTTGTAATCATCTCTTACGCTGGCTCACAAGTGTTTACTGGTGGCACAGTCACATCTTCTGGTGGCAACACTATTCACACATTTACTTCTAGCGGGTCTTTAACTGGTGGCTATGTTGATTATTTAGTTGTTGCTGGTGGAGGTGGTGGCGGTGGTGATGCTGCTGGTGGTGGCGGTGCTGGTGGTTATCGCGCTATAACTGGCTCTACATTAGTCAAAGGCACTACCTATACAGTCACAGTCGGTGCTGGTGGCTCTGGAACAACAGCATCATCTGTCGGTGGAAAAGGTACTGACTCAGTATTTTCTGGGACTACTTCTACTGGCGGTGGTGGTGGAAAATCTGGAAGTTCATTTACCCCACTATCTCAAGCGGATGGTGGCTCTGGTGGTGGTGGTCACGGAGAGGGCGCAGTATCTAACTACTCTAGTGCTGGTAATGGCAACACCCCATCAACTTCACCATCTCAAGGTAGAAATGGTGGTACTGGTGACCAAACTAGTGTAGGTGGTGGTGGTGGTGGCGGTGGTGCGTCTGCCACAGGAACTGCTGGAAGTACAGTTGCTGGTGGTAATGGTGGTGCTGGAACTGCAAACAGTATTACAGGCTCATCTGTCACCTATGCGGGTGGCGGTGGTGGTGCTACAAGAACTGGAACTAGTGGTTCGGGTGGCGCTGGAGGCGGTGGTGCGGGTGGAAGAAACACTACCAATATCAATGGTAGTGCTGGAACTGCTAACTTAGGTGGAGGTGGTGGTGGCGGTGGAACAACTGGTGGTAATGGTGGTTCAGGCGTAGTCATCTTGTCTATTCCAACAGTTAGTTACTCAGGCACGACAACTGGCTCACCAACTGTCACAACAACTGGAACAAGAACAATTCTGACTTACACATCGTCAGGTTCATACACGGCATAAGGAGAAACAAATGCACTTTGCAAAAGTAGAAAACGGGATAGTCACTCAGGTAATCGTTGCCGAGCAAGATGTCATTGACTCTGGCATCTTTGGTCACGGATGGGTGCAAACCTCATACAACACGCATGGCGGTCAACATCCAGAAGGCAGACCACTACGCAAGAACTACGCTGGTATTGGCTACACCTATGATGAACAGCGTGATGCTTTTATTCCTCCACAGCCATATCCATCATGGGTCTTGAATGAAGAGACTTGTTTGTGGGATTGCCCCGTTGCTATGCCGACAGAGGGTGGACCATACACTTGGAATGAAGCAACTCAGACTTGGGATGCCATTGCATGAGTACCAACGCATTTACAAAACTAGGCAACACCGTAGCGTTTCTCGCTAATACGGCAGCTCCTACTGCTGTGCAATGCGTATCTACTACGCTTGGTGGCAACCAATACCGCATCATCAACTCTGGCTCTGTTGTCGTATTCCTTGGCTACGGCACAAGTGCTAGTGATGCTGCTAACAACTGTGCAGTCGTAACGACTACAGGACCATCTTTCCCGCTATTGGCTGGAACTGATGAGATTCTTACCTTTGTGCCAAACGCTTACTTTACGGGCATTACGGCTAGTGGCAACGCTACTATCTATATCACGCCCGGAGATGGGATGTAATCATGTTAAAGACAGTAGTATCAATTGGTGGTGGTAGCGGGACTAACGGCACAGTAACTAGCGTAGGCACGGGTACTGGGCTTACTGGCGGTCCTATCACGACCACAGGCAACATATCGCTTGCCAATACTGCTGTTGTTGCTGGCTCTTATGGAACTGCAAATACAGTCTCTCAAGTCACCATAGATGCACAGGGACGCATTACTAGCGCTGCTAATGTATCCATTGCTATTGCTAATTCTGCTGTGTCAGGTCTTGGCACAATGGCTATTCAGAACGCTAGTGCTGTAGCTATTACTGGTGGCAACATCAATTCGACTTCTCATTCTGGCGGCACATTTGCAAACATTAACGTCACAAGCGGAAACGTAGTGGCTAACGTGACTGTGACCAACACAACCGCAGCAAGTGCAACATTCGCAACATCTAGTTTGCCTCTTGTTCCTGCTGGTTACATTCAAATTCAGTTAGCCAACGCTACTGTTGTCAAAGTCCCTTACTACGCTGCCTAACATGGAATTTCAGTCTATTTTTAACTTAATCGGTGGTGCAATCCTAGTCGCTGTGGGCTGGTGGTGCAAAGAGATTTGGGATTCTGTGAAGAAGCTCAAGGAGGACATACAAGCCATTGAGGTTGATTTGCCTAAGAACTATGTCAGCAAGTACGACATTGACGCTCGGTTAGACAAAATTGACCAAGTGCTAGAGAGAATCTTTGACAAGCTAGATGGAAAGGCAGACAAGTGAATTTTGATACCTTGTCAGTTGTAGAGTACGGCAACGATGACTCTTTGCAGGAGTTTTTGTTCGAGAACGGCTTACAACACAAGTTATTCCAAGAAACATTCATGGATGCTGGCATAACTGTGCCTATTTTCCCTTTAACAGACGCTCAAACCTCTAATTTAGATGACTGGTTACTCGCCCATCAGGTCGAACATCAAGCCTTTTCTAGCCTCTTAGGATTGAATAATCCCTTCAATATGTTGGATGTGGACTTCAATAATGAGTCAGATTTCTACGACTGGATAGCCAGCCATTTGTACATTCACCAACAGATAGCTGCGTCCCTTAACTTGAGTTCTTGAGCATGAATAACCTTCCCCCGCCCCAAAAAAAATCAGGTTTTTCGGATTCTGAGGTGATGAGCCAAGTCAAGAAGGAACGTGGCGAATCTCCCAAGATGTCCACCCTAGACATACTAACCAAGAGTACTGGTGGAAAGATAGACCCTGCTCGGTTTGAGGCGGTGTTGGCTGAGACTGCTCGGACAAACCCAAAGGTCAGAATCATTAGAGCTAACAACTCTTTGTTCATCATTCACAACGATGGACAAGGCGGTGCTGACGTAATCATGGAAACTGCTGACAAGCCAAGAGAATTGGTTGATAGCCTAAAACAGTTTGGTCAGGCAATGAAGGCTGGAAACTTTAAGTCTCTTAGATTTGAGGTTTCTAACCCTGACATTATTCGTGCCATAAAGATGGGTGGCTTTGAGCCTAAGTTGAGTGGTGTTGGTGGTCAGCAAATGTCTGCTGTAGTGGAGCTATAAATGTCAAATTACGTTGCAAGTAGAACAACGCCTGTTCAATCAGCAGTTAACTCTGTTAACACTACTGCTGACAAGATAGCCCGTAATCCTCTGCCAGTCATTGAAACTGCGGTGCTAACTGCCGTGCTGACTCCAGTATTAGGACCGGGTGCAGGACCAGCCGCTTCTGCTGCGGTAACTTATTTAAATGGCGGTTCTCCTGAAGATGCTGCCAAGGCTGGAGCAGTTTCCTTTGCTGGACAACAAGCGGGTGAAGCCTATGCCCCTGCTTCTCAAGCCCCAGACAACATTGACGTTGGTGGTGGTTTTAATCCTGCTACTGGTGCGGGTGACCCTACAACTGCTGCTGGTGCTAATGTGCCTACGCCCGTAGAAAAAGCGGGAGTTAAAGGTGCTACATCAGGAGCAACAAGAGCTGCATTGAAGGGTGGTTCTGCTGAAGAAATTGTTTCTGGCGGTATTGTTGGCGGCGCTTCTGGTTATGGAGGTGCTGCCGCTAGTGAAGAATTAGGACTTCAGCCGGGTTCTTTTGAAAGTGGGTTGACACAAACAATAGTTGGTCAGTCTATAGGTAACTATTTAAGCCCTACAAGGTCTGCACAGACTGAGGGTGGTGGCGCAACACCTTCCCCAACAAGCGTAACTACAACGGGTGCTGGACAATCGCCCGGTTCACAGGCATTGTCTCAAGCACTAAGAATTGGTGACCCCGGTGCGCCAATATTCGGTGGTGACAAGGACAAAGAGGGTGCTAAAAAGTCAGGTTGGAACGTAGAGTCTCTACGCTATATGGGTCAGGAGAGTTAAATGAAGAAGATTGCCAAACTGCTTAAAGCAGACTTTAACGAATCTAGCGACTTGGCTTCAATTGCAGCCATGTTGCAGGGTAAAGGTCGAGGTAAAGATACCATCCTTGCCCACATTACTCCGAGAGAAGCTGAAATCCTCAAAGCTGCGGGTGGCTCTGGCACTACCAATCCTGAAACTGGTTTGCTAGAGTTTCAAGAGGTTGATTCTTTTGTTGGAGAACCTTATACAACGGTTTATGAACCAACATACGAACAAGAAGCCGGACAATTTGAACCCGGTGGCTTTTATGGGGGTGAATCACCAGCACAAATTCAACCTACACAGCCTTCAGCATATGAACAAACAAGCCAAGCACAAGACGTTATGTTCGCTGGACCGAGCGCTGGAGTGCCGCAAGGACAGGCTTTGCCAACAGGCGAGGGGGCTGCATTTTCTCCTACTGGTGTGCCGTATACGCCTAGAGATTTGGCAAGAATATCAACGGGCGCAGCGCCTCTTTCTCAAGCCCCAACAGCCGTTCCCACGCCCCAAGAAAAATCGTTTTTTGACAAGATGTCAACGCAAGACATGGTTCGCCTCGGACTTGCTGGTGGTCTAGGAATCTATGGTGCTACCCAAGCTAAGAAGGGCGCTAAACAAGCAGAGCAAGTGGCAGCACAGCAACGCGCTATTGCCGAGCCTTACCAAGCCAAAGGCAAAGAGTTGATTCGCTCTGCACAAGCTGGCGAGTTAACCCCAACAGGACAGCAGTCATTACAAGCCCTACAAGCCCGTCTAGCACAGGGAGCAGAGGCTAGGGGCGGTGTAGGTACTGCACAAGCGACAGCGCAAGCGGAAGCCTATCGTCAGCAGTTATTAGCTCAACAATATGACCTTGGATTGAAAGTCTCTAATATTGGTGACAATATTGCTTTGGGAGCTATTAAGACTGGTTTACAAGCTGACCAAGCATTAAGCCAAGCAAGTACAAACTTCTATACTAATTTGGCTGCAATTGGCGGTGGTATTCCAATATCGAGGGAAAAATAATGGCTGAACAAACATCCGACATTGTTCCTGAGTTGGCTGAATTAAGAAAGCCATATGTCTTGCCTATGCCTGACCCTTTTAGAACGCAGACAAGCGCTGCGGTCACGGGCGAAACCATGCCAAAAATTGACAGAAAGGCATTAGGTCAGACTGGCACTAGAGGCGAAATGACAAATATCCGGCAACAACAAGCAGATTTGTTGCAACAGGAAGCCGAGTCTAAAAGATATATTGGTGAGCAAGAGCAACAAATTGCTGAGTACAAAGCCAAAGGTCAAGCAGACATAGCAAGGCAAGAGGGTGAGCAAGCTAGACAAATTTCTCAGTCAGTAGAAGACTTTAGAAAAAAGAATCCTGCTCCAGAACTCTCCCCAACAAAAGACAATGTTCAATCTTTGTCTACCTTGTTTGGCTTAATTGGCGTTATTGGTATGGCTATGGGCGGTGCTGGAAAGCAGTCTGCAACCGCATCATTGAACGCTATGGGCGGGATGATGAAGGGATGGCAACAGGGTCGTGCTGACTTATGGAAAAGAGAAGTACAAGAGTTTGACAAAAATATGCTTACTTGGAAATCCAAGTTAGATGATGCTATTAAAAAAGCAGAAGCAGCATACAAAGTCTTGCCATACAACAGGGCAGAAGCTGAATCACGGCTAAACGAAGTAATTACTACTTTGGGTAGCGGTGTACTTAAAGAAAAAAATAGACTGCAAGGTTTTGAGCCAACATACAAAATGTTGGAAAACTTACACAAAGATTCTGAGTTTGTGATGAAAGAGTCTGGTGTTGAACGTAGACATCAGGAGTCGATTGCGGCTAATAAAGAGCTAGAGCAAATGCGCGAAAAAGCTGCCGCAGAGAGAGCAGAAGATGCCGCCAGACAAAAACTAATGGACGATGTGCGTAAGAGACAGCTTGGTCCAATAGACAAAAAAGGGGCTGAAGCAAAGGGTTTGAAACCTCCGGCAAAAATCATAGAAGGCTATATAGCAAACACGCAACTAAAAACAGACGTAGAAGATATTGCTAAAGACTTAAAAAATCCTAAACTGCAAGAACAAATTAAAAAGTACAGAGCAGAAGCATTTTTGACAGAGGAAGGAAAGATATTGAACCAGATAATTTCTGGTGACATTCCTACTGAACTACGTCAGTTCTTGACAAAAATTCGTGACGTGCGTAATAACTACTACCTCAACATTTCTGGTAAAGCTGTTACTGGTGGCGAGGCTTTGCGTAACTACGGCGTTGTTCCTCAACCCGGTGATTCCGCAGAAGTAATGATGGACAAACTAAAAGGTATGTCTAAGCGTATCGGTGACCAAGTTTCTGGTATGCAACAGTTATTTAAGTTGCCAGACATTCAGCTTACTCCGGGTGCGCCAACATCCTTGAGAGCAAATGAAGACTACTCATTGCGTGGCGCAGGAACATTAGAGTTCAGTTCTGTTGAAGAAGTTAACGCAGCCAGACTTCCTAGCGGGACAAGAGTCATGATTAATGGCAGATTGGCAGAGGTGGAGTAATCATGGGCGTTAAATTTATAGATGAACAGCCACCTCAAACCAAGGGTGTAAAGTTTCTTGATGAAACCAAAGAAGCTCCACAGCCAACATTTTTAGAGAGAGCTAAGAAGGTTGGTGAAGAATCTTTGACAGGCGGCATATTTGGCGCTGCTGCTTCAGAAATGATGCAAGCAACGGGTCAAGGAATCAAGAGGATTGGTCAAGCGGCTGGTCCTTATGGACGTATACCTACGGCAGTTGGCAGCGCGATTGAGGCTGGTGGCACGGCTATGAAGGGTGCAAGACCCGCCAGTTTCTTTGCTGGAACTATTGGCGGCGCTGGCGGTGAGACTGCCGGTCAAGTTGTTGAATCTAAGTATGGACCGGGCTTGGGCGCGGAAACAGCGCGTTTACTGGGCGCTACGCTTACACCAGTCCCGTTAGAGTATTTGGGAACACAAACAGGAAAGTTAATAGGAACTTTGGCTGGCAAGTTTGTGCCGGGTATGGCTACAGCTAAGACTGTTGGTCAATTGCTGCAAGAGCAAAACATTAGACCTCAAAGCCTAACCGCAGAGCAAAGAGCGTTTATTGAGAAAAAGATAGCAGACATTCGCGGTGGACAGCGTTCTATTGATGCTGAAAAAGAAATTGTAGATATGCTCAAGACTGGCGCTGGCAAGATAACTCAGCAAGCAGCCATGACTGCCGAGCAGTTAGAAGCCTCTGCTAGAAGCCAGTCTCAGGCAATTTTGACTGAAGCACAGCAAACAGCACAAAGAATTCGTGATAGCGCCCGTGCGCTGAGTCCTGCACAAAGACAGATTTCTGAAGCAGATGCTCAGTCTGTCTTGCAAAAGGGTCAACAAGAAGCTGCTCGGATAGAAAAACAATTCCGCGACCAGATTGCCGAGATGAGAGGCAAAGCTGGTAAGTTGACTACACGCGCAGCAAAAGGTACTGAAGAGGCTAGGAAGACATTGGCTGCCGTTGGTACACCTCAAACGCCTACTGAGACAGGACGGTCTATTAGAGAGGTTGTTGCGCCTATTTTTGAGAATCTGAAAAAGGTTCGGGCAGACAATGCTGAGAAGTTCAAAGGCGAAGCATTTGGAGAAGCTCTAAACAAAGAACGGGCTGGACAAAGAGTTTCTAATACAAAATCGTTTCAAGAGGCTATGTCTTCTATTGATAACGCTATCAAGAATCCTGAAACCAAACTAAGAAATGTGTCTATCGCTGAAGTGGAGTCTCAACTTCAAAAGGTAAGACGAGCGCTTGACCCAGTAAAAGAAGTTGATGGAGTAGCTGTTGGTGAGCCAGTCAGCTTTCAGGGTTTAGAGAATCTAAGAAGATTCTTGCGTGACAGAGCCTATGGTTTACCCGCAGAGGGTTTTGACGCTATTGGACAAAAGCAAGCGGGTGAACTCGCTGAAGCAGTAGAGAAAATACAAAGAGAGTTTTCTCCAAAGATAGGCAAGTTTCTTGAGCAATACAAGGCTGACTCTGAACCCTTAAACAGATTTAAAACCAAGCTAGGCGAAGCTCTTGTTGGCAAGGAAGAGTTTGATATGACTCGCTTTGCTACCGACCCCGCAGAGCTAGCAAACAAAGTTTTTAAGTCTGAGACAAGCGTAAAAGATTTGATGCAATTGCTTGGCAAAGACGCTAGAAGCGCAGAGCAATTTGCTAGAGGCGTTGTTGCAAACAAGTTGCAAGATGCTACTGGGAAAGATATACAAAAGTTTGTCACCAGTAATGCTGATTGGTTAAATCAGTTTCCTCAATTAAGACAACAGCTAGAGGCGGCTGCCACAACGATAGGTCGTGCAGAGGGCTTTGGTGGGGCGAGAACTACTCTTGCTGACACGCTTAGAACTGGCGCTACAAAACTTGCGGATGTCATTCCGACTAAGACTGGCGCTATTCTTAGCACGGCAGAAAAAGAAGCTGAGAGGGCGGCTCAAGAGCGTATTAAGGGCGCTGCCAAGGGCTTGAAAGGCGAGAAGAAGCTGGCTGCTGGTGTGCTTGAGCGAGGCGAAAAAGAGGCTGCTGACATCACAAAAGCGGCTGGTACAGAAGCGCAGAGAATCCGCGCAGAAGCTCAGACCCGTGCAGACACCATTCTCAAAGGCACGACTGATGCCGACAGAGTTCGCCAGATTATTCTTGGTACAGATGATGCTGCTTGGAAAGAAACCTCCAAGATTGTTTTGTCTACTCCCGGTGGCAAGGAAAAGTTTGCTGATGCCGTAAACCAAATCATTGCCGATAAAGCACAAGGCAGTCTTAAAGGCGCTATTGATGATTGGAAATATATTGGTCAACGCTTGATTGACAACGGTCTTATGGATTCAAAAAAGGTAGCAGAGACTGCCGCCAAGTTACAAGAGATTTTTGTAGCCCCAGTTGATTTGCGGAGAAAAACCACTATGGCTGAGAGACTAGTTAGAAATGCTTTGGTTGGCTATGTTGCGCCAGCAGCAGTAAGGGTGTTGGACTAATGGCTAAGAAGCAAAAAGGGATAAACCCCGACCTAGAGGACGCAATCTCTACGATGCTTAAATCGGTAATGACAGACCCAATGGCAAGCATTACAGACAAGACCAAAGTGATTGACCGCGCCCTCAAGCTCGAAGCTATCAAGCTCAAGATGTCAGATGACGAATGGGGAGCTGGCTTTGCTAATGTTGATGAAGAAGACGAATAGGGTTAGACTATGGTTTTCATCAATAAAGGGGATAAATATGGACGGGATTGCTTTGGTACGCCTAGCATTGGGGGTCATTACAGACCGGCTCATCACGATTTTGGTTCTAATTTCGACCAGCATCATGTGTGGGTGGACAATGTGGAATCCGATGTGGGAGCGAGTGACAACCCTTGCGATATTTACCGTTTTCGCATATCTTCTAGTAAGAGTCAAAGAAAGGACTTCAAATGAGCAAGAGCAGACCACAACAACGTGATAGCAGTCTTAACCAACAAGTTGCTAAGGCGGTTCGCCCGCAGCTACCTAGTGATGCAAGTGCGGGTATGCCACGCTGGTCTCCCGGACAATTGCCTACAGGCGGGTTTCGTTCTGTATTTGATATGTCTGGTAAGAAGTTTCCAACAGAGGGCGCATTAGACACTAAGCGGTCTCCTACGTCTGGTGGCGGCAGCAAGGTGTACTAATGGCTAATAACATTGCTTTTCAGCCTATGGGCAAGACGGTCAAGGTAACGGCTGGAACATCAGCTAATACGCTTGCTCTTGTCTCTGATAGCCCGTCTAACCAATATCTTGTGGTCAACCATGAAAAGACCAATGGAACTGGATTCCCTGTCTATGTGCGAATCTCAGCTACAAGCACCAACGCTGGATTGCCAACGGGAAACAATACCAATGCAGCATACGGTATTCCTATTCCTCCCGGTCATATGTTTGTATTTAGCGGTCCTCAATGCACTAATACTAGCCCTGTATATATTTCTGCAATTTGTGAAGCCGATAGTCCTGAAGTTTATGTGACACCCGGCGAAGGTTTGTAATGAACTGGGCTGATGTTCTCAAGGCGGTTATTCCAATCGTTGTTGCGTCATTAGCTTGGTTGCTTGGACAAGTCAATTCGTTTTCAGAACGCTTGACTAAGATTGAGGGTTCTATGCCAGCTCTCATTACATCTCAGGGCGTACCTACCGACTCACCTATTTCAGCAGAGCGTAGACACTCTATGAAAGAAGAGATTTACCGAGACATTCATGAATTGCAAGTCAAAGTGAAGCTGCTTGAAGAGCGAGAAAAAATGGGGAAAAAATAATGTCATTTGACCCTTTGTCAGCAATATTTGATGTCGGTGGCAAGCTCATCGACAAGCTCATTCCAGACCCACAAGCAAAAGCAAAGGCGCAATTAGACCTATTGCAGATGAAACAAAATGGTGAGTTGGCTGCATTACAAGCTGACTCTGTTGAAATGCAGGAGTTAACTAAGCGACTGCAAGCGGATATGACAAGTGATTCTTGGTTATCCAAAAACATTCGCCCTATGACATTAGTATTTATCCTAATTACTTACACAACATTTGCCATGATGAGTGCATGGGATATTGAGGTAAACAACAACTATGTTGAGCTGCTAGGTCAATGGGGAATGTTGATAATGTCTTTTTACTTTGGCGGCAGAACGCTAGAGAAAATCATGGACATGAGGGCTAAGAAATGAACTTATCCCCTCACTTCACCCTAGAAGAGCTAACGATTACAGAGCATAGGGAGTTAGACAATACGCCTGATGATGCCGAGTTAGCTAACCTCAAGCGTTTGGCTGAGTTCTTAGAGAAGGTCAAAAATGTCCTTGGTGGCAAGCCAGTTATGGTTAACTCTGCTTTTAGGTCTAAGGCGGTCAATGATGCGGTAGGAAGCAAGGATACGAGCCAGCACCGAGTTGGTTGTGCTGCTGACCTGAGAGTGCCCGGAATGACCCCTGATGAGGTCGTAAAGGCTGTAATAGCCTCTGGCATAGGGTATGACCAAGTGATTAGAGAATTTGACCGTTGGACGCATATTTCTATTCCAAACAAGTTATTTGATTCTCCTCGTAAACAAGCCCTTATCATTGACAAACAAGGAACTAGAGTTTATGCCTAGAAAAACTAATTTATCTGTTGGCAGGGGCGAGAAGTTATCTGTCAAAGCCGGTGGTGGTTTGACTGCTAAAGGTCGGGCTAAATACAACCGAGCTACTGGCAGCAAACTCAAAGCACCAACTAAATCAGGACCTCGCCACAAGTCGTTCTGCGCTAGAAGCAAGAACTGGAAAGGCGAGAGAGGTAAGGCAGCAAGAAAGAGATGGGGTTGCAGATGAAAAAGACACCTAAAGCCAAACGTGGTTTGTACTACAACATCAACAAGCGTAGAGAAAAAGGTTTGCCAGCTAAGAAGCCCGGTCAAAAAGGCTACCCTACTGCGGCAGCATTTAAGCGTTCAGCTAAGACTGCGAAGCGAAAGACTAAGCGTTGAGTCACCCTGCACAGCTTGAGTTTGTCTCCTTTATTCGAGAGAAACTACCACAATACTTTGTTAACAAGCGTGTCCTAGAGGTCGGCAGCCTTGACCTCAATGGCTCAATACGTCAATTCTTTAAGAACTGTGCTTACCTTGGCGTTGACCTTGGCATAGGTGCGGGGGTTGATTTGGTAGCAAAAGGTGAAGAGCTGGTCTTCCCTGACAACAGCTTTGATGTGGTGGCTAGTTGCGAGTGCTTTGAGCATAACCCTGAGTGGGTTAAGACATTCAACAACATGACGAGAATGGGGTGCGGGTTGGTCTTTTTCTCCTGCGCTACAACTGGCAGAGCCGAACACGGCACACGCAAGACTAATCCCCAAGACGCACCGTTTTGCGGTGACTACTATCGCAACTTGACTGAGAGAGACTTTCTTGACAATTGCGACATGAGCAAGTTCGTTGAGTACCAGTTCGGTGTTAACGAAATTGCCCATGACCTCTACTTTTATGGTGTCTTGAGAAGCTGACCTTCAAAGGCGTATGTGCCGACATGGGCTAGGTCAACCCAAGGCGCTGCCCACACTTTGTAGCCATTCTCTCTAGCCTTCTTACAGAAGTAGTAGTCCTCTGAGAGCAAGAGTCCTGATTCCTCTTCTATGCAAGTAGCAAAGAATTCATTAACTCTCTCGCCATTTTGAGGGTTGTTAATGTCCATGACGTTGTTGAGATAGGTCGGCAGCTTGCCTACCAAACCCTCATACACCTCGCGCTTAATGAGCATGAAGCCTGTACCGCCATTCCAGATTTCCAAGGGTTCACCGATTGGAACTGTGACTGTTTCCTCATAGTTCACTAGGTTGACCACAAAGTTGCCTGTATGGTTCTTTAGCTCTGTATCAGGCACACCAGCGTCCATAGCCTTGCGAACTGTCTGCCAGTTGATTTCCTTTTTAGGATAGATGCCACAGATGATGTCCTTGTCAGCCTCAATCATCGGCAATATCTGCTCTGGTTGGAAGCGGATGTCTGAGTCAATGAAGAGCATATGGGTGCATTTAGTCTTGAGAAAAGCATGGGCAAGTAGGTTGCGTCCACGCTGAATCAAAGACTCATTGAAGAGGAATGAAAAGGTTACGTCTAAGCCAGTATTCATGGCTAACTTTTGTAGCTGGAGACAGCCTTGGGTGAAGAAGCCAAAGCATTGACCGCCATACATAGGTGTGGCTACAAAGATGTGTTTCTTCTCTTGCGGTACGTCTACGACACCAGCAAAGGGGATTTCGATTTTGTCTAACATGGGTTTCCTGATTGGTTGAATTAGTGGGGCTTCCCGAAACGCTGCCCCGTCACGTTCCTAACTGTCCTCTAGGGACTCACCTTCGGGATGGTGGGGGGAAATTTCTTCTATGACTACATGAAGAAGACCACCTTTGATTTGTTCGCCTCGAATCATCTCAATGTGGTCAACTTGGAAGTCATTGTCAAACACTCCAGCGTGTTCTAGTGCATCAAGTACCGCTTTGATACGGTTGTCGATGTCTATTTTTCTCTTGTCTCTAGGACGCAGAATTAGTGTTAGTTTCAATTTTTTATCCCCGAATTTAGGAATGTTGTTATCAATGATGTATGTCTGCACAGCTTCTCTGAACTCCCTTCCCTTGGCGCTCATTACCATGTGACCGCGAAAGTTACGGTAATAGGTGTTAACGCTTGGGGGAAATGGGAGAGAGAAACTAGCCATCAAAATGGCACGTCACTATCTTTAGGATAAGACCTAGCCGGTTTGTCAGTTACTTCTTTAGGGTACTGCTGCTGTTGTTTGTTCCAGTTAGGGTCGTTCAACTTCATGTTGTAGTAGATGCCATAACCAGCATCGTTCTCCCATGCACCAAAGTTAATGATTTCTCCTTTGTACATGAATGAACCTTTCCAGTCTGGCTCAGTAGAACCCTGTTTTTTGTAGGTGTTCTTTGTCATACGCCCTTTCATCTCTTGCGGGACGTAAGGGGGTTTCTTTTGGTTATCCATTATTTTCCTTTCAACGGTAGATATATCGGGCATACTCGCGCCCACCCTCTTTAACCATAGTTGTAAGGATTGGGTGTCCTTGCTTCCTAAGATATTCGATATGGGCTGCAAGCCTGAATGAGCCATAGTGTTTAAGTGCGTCCATCGGAGTTAGTGAGCCTATGTTTTGAAGATGCTTTAAAATATTTTCTCGTTGGCTTCCATGTCGGCTACGAACTGGGACGCTGGTGACTTTGGGTGTTGGTTTACTCCCGCCTTGGCAAGCTCACCGCGAATCTTGATTTTGTCAAAACTGTTGAACTTCTCGGTTACGTCTTTGTTTGCCTCTGCTAGAGCTGCAATCTTCTCTGTGCGCTGTTCATCAGTTATTGTTTTAGACTGCATGACTCTAGCTGCCAAACCAGCATAGGCTTCTATCCATTCCTCTGGAGTGCTGTAAAGGGCATAGACCTCGCCATCAGGCTTGATGATGGGGTAGTCACCAGTAGAGGCTTCTATGACCTCTACGGGCTGTTTAACGTCTTCTACAACGCCCATGTGCTTTGGAGCAGGGCTATCAAAGTCCATGACCTCTTCTGTGGCGTAATGTCCTAAGATACAAGCGGGATAGATGGAGCGCACAGCCCTAGAGATAACCCTAGCTCTGAGCATATCTTCAGGGTACTTAGACCAGCCACTACCGTCACGGTAGATGCCAGCTTGCTTTGCCATCTCAATTGTCCACTCCACCGTTAAGCTGCCGCCTTGTGGGTGCTTAAATGTCCCCTTGACCTTCTTAGGCGTTACTTCGTCCCATTGGACTGAGCCACCAGAGAGTTGGAAACGGGCAAGGATAGCTTGAGACTTGAGAGCTGGTTTGCCTTGAATAATGTCGTATTCTTGAACGACAGAGGCGGGGTGCTTGTTTTCTGCTTGGGCTACAAGCATTACAGCCATGACTTGCTCTTTGGTTTTAAAACCGTAAAAGCCTGACTTGACGATACTGTCAGCCATGACTGTCATGTCTGATACAGGGATGATATTACTCATGTGAATTTCTCCAAAATAGTTAGGAATGTTTCTATGACTGAGGATGCAGCCATTACATATATAGCGATGTCTTGAGTAGTCACAAGTCCCTCGCTTTCAACATTGCATCTGCCACCATGTAAGCCCGTTGAGCAAACTCTTCTGGCGTAGCTTTGAGTGATGGTTCAGCAATCATTCCTTGCAAAGCGTGAGCAGCAAAGTAATCTCTGAGACTCATGCCCTTGTCATCAGAGCCGGTCTTAGGGTCACGGGGGCTAGGAAATGCGTTCATTCTTGACCTTCCTTCCGGGCTTTGCCTTGGCTGTACCGTCAACCTTTAGACCCCACCGAGACTCTTCTAGCTTCATAATCCGCTTTAAGGCATCAGCAAACAAGTCCTCTAGCATGATGACTTCACGCTCTAGTTGTTCAATGCGTTTGGTGTTGAAAAACATGGCTTAACCTTTCACTAAGAATCTACGGCTGCCAGGTACTTCCCGCACATAGGACTTGTAAAGGTCTGGCATAGACTGCTCAAAGAGCTTCTTATCAAAACTCATGCTTGGCTTGGCTGACTTCCAAGTGGCTAGGACTCGCCCGTCTAGGGTTACCAATTCGCTGTTGACCCCCATGAATTTTTGGATTTCCAACTTGAGCTTCTCTTCCTCTGCTTCCCACTTAGAGAGCTGTTCCTTGGTGTAACTCAAGGCTTGGCACATCTGCTCTAGTGACTGAGGCGCGGTGATAGAAGTAGGTGCGGAGACAGAATAGATTAGTTTCGCTTGCTCGGTAGTCTCAGGTTCTGGCAACTGCTTAGACGCAACGTGCGCCCAGTAGACCGCCATATCGCGGATGAGTTCCTCTTTCTGAGCTTCCTCGATGGTGAACTTAAACACTTCAAAGTTTTGTCCACCAAATAGAATAGCCAGCACAATGTCTGAGATATTGTGGCAAGCCGCCTCGTGGATGAGTTGCGCCATATCAGCCGCAGGGATGATGTTGGCTTCACTATCGAACTTGTTGCGTACGCTAGAGTTGTAGTTTTTGACTTCCACAAGCGTTTGCCCGTCAGCGCTGATGAAGTCGAAATGGGAACGCATCCAAGTCTCTTTTGGGTGAGTGAGCGCATAGTCTGCTTCCTTCAATTCAATGCCAAGTTTTGCACTAGCGAGTTGTCCTATGATGGGTTGCATCACATGACCCATTTGGACTGCTTCAACCTCTGACAAGTCGGGGCGTTCCTTTACGCCTAGCTTCTCAAGGACTGCATCGTTACCTCTGCCGTTGGCTGCCATACGGCTATCGCCTGACCACCAAGCGCTATTGCGTACTTCGGGTAAGAAATCGTTTCTATCGTTTGCCATGACTGCTCTCCTTAGTTAGGAAAAATACTGCTTCACCCAATGCGGTAACAACAAGGGTTGCTCTTGCGTACAGCTCGGTGTACTTCTCTAGGTCATCAGTTAACTGCTCAATCTTGTCATTCAGCTCTGCTTTGGAGTGGATGCACTTCTTGAGAGCCAATTCGAGGTTATTGGATTCGTCTTGCACTTGTCTGAGAAACTCTTTGTCTTTCTCTGCTTGAGTGTGTAAGTCTTTGATGGTGTCTTTTAGTTCTCTGTTCTCTTGAATCTTTCTAACAAGAGAGTCTTGCAGCTTAGTTGCCATTTGGAATCTCCTCGTCTGCTTGGTTCAACTCGAACAGCTTGCCGTCAAGGTCGCATGGCGAGCTAACCATACGCATAGACTCACAGTATTTGTAGGTAGATTCACCAGTCACTAGGTTGATAGTCTCAGAGGCTTTGCAACGGTCGTAGTTGGCTACGCTGCTGCTTTGCTTGGATGGAATGTGCCACTTACAGTCAGCACAGATTAATGGTTTCATAAATACCCCTTTAAATGGTTAGGAAGAGATTACATTATAGATAGAGATTATGGGGATTAGCCATTGTATTTATTAATCGGTTTGTCCTTTCTGATAGTTACATTCTGTTTAGGCATAGTATCCCCAAGGGTGAGAAGCTCTCCCCCAAGCCCATGCGTATGCACTAGCTTCCCCAAAGGGATGCGATTCATTCGATGCAAGTCTTGTCTCACCATGTCCTTGCGTCTTGCCCGATACCTCGCACACAGTTCGGTAGGGTTATCAACGGGGTGATGCGCTGCCCTATGTTTTCTTCCAAGCCGCCCATGTAGGCGCTCTGCTCTCGCGTGGAGTGCGATTGAAGACGGGCAACAAAAAAGCCACTTAACCCAGAACCCCTGTCGTACCCCCAATTTAATGGGGAGGGATGCTGGCTTAAATGGCTTGAAGTTATTGCGTACGACCACAATGGCGCGAATCATATCAGACTTAATTTTTATTTGTCAACAAGTATCAAGATGATGCAAACCGCAATAAACGCAATGAAGAGTAACTCAGGCATTGTTACTAGGGCAATCTAGGCAATGGCTAGGTCTATCCATACAAATGCCTAAATGCTTACATTCATAGGTGTGTTGGGGAATACGAGCAAACGCTTCATCCTCTAGCTCTTGGTCTTGTAACTCTTTTATGGTGCGCTTGCGCCATACAGTCTTGCGGGCGCGGCAGCCATCTTCACAGTCGCGTAGGCACAGGCGCGTATTGGGGTAATGACAATCAGTTTGGTCACGCATGGGTTTTTCCTTTCGCTTCTAAAAGGTAGTCAAGGGCTTCACGGTACTTTTGGAAACTAGGGGCAAGTTGGACGCGCAGCTTTGCCCACTTGATAGCTTCTTCTAGGGACATCTTTTTACCGTCCCAAATAACGGTGTTGCCGGCAATCGGGGGCTTGTCGAACAAATCAATCTGCATGGGGCAAATCTCCGGTCAAGATAAGGGCAATGGTAATCAGGTAAACGGGGGCGTTATGCCCCTCGCGTACACGGTCTAGCAGCTTATGGGCATCAGCTAGGGACATGGGGCTTCACCGTTGGAGTCCATCCAAAGCGTCTCCAGGTCTGAGTGATGTCGGTCTTGGCAGCCGGCACATAGTCAAACCCTTGATGCAACAGGCGCGTGGGGCGCGTAGGGGATTTTGTTGGGGCTATCGGGGCTAGTTGTGGTTTTAGCATTGGAAACCTCTCAGAGAAAGATTAGCAGGGTTATCGACACAATGAAGATTAAAGCACAAACCAGGTCATCATGCGTAGGCGCGTGGGCGCGCGTGGGGGAATCACGGTCTACTTGCCGGGCTATGGCGGCTGTAATATCTTGATTTACTTTGTCGAATATGTATCGGCTTTGCATGGGGTTTGTCTCCTATGAGGTTTCAATAATGCTGCCAACGGTGCAACCGTTTGAATCGTTGATTGAATCAGGGAAAGCGTTTTCTTCTCTTATATATTTGGCGAGTGACTCCAATATATCGGGTAGCTCATGACAAAAACCGTCCGGTCCTACTTTGTAAAACGCATCTGTAGTTTTTAGATTGATTGTGATTGTGGACATAAATTCTCCAAGGGTTAGGAAATGGTAGGCAAGCGCGTACCGAATAGCGCCCATTTGGTAGGCGCTACACGCTAGGCGCTAGGTGCTATGTTTTATATGGTGTTCTATCAGTTCAACGTCATGCTTTATTAGGTTATTTACGGCGTTAGCTACGGCGGCGTACATACCGGCGCGGCAGCTTATTTGCGCTTTTGCGTTACCGTTTAGCGCGGCGTTAGCCCAAAGGGTTTCACGTTCTAATATCTCTTTTAAATCGGCGCTTGTAAGGCGCGATAGGTAGGCGAACAAAATGGCAGCATGGTCTATTTTGTGCATGGTTAGCCCCTTTGGTTATGGTTAGGAAAGTAGCACGTTAAAACGTACCGCATAGAGCGCTTTTAAACGCTCTACACGCTACGCTTTTATGCCGCTAAGGGTAACGCTACGGTATCGGCGTTTACGGCGTTTAAACCGTTTACATAATCGGCAGCTTTTTGTGCAAGCGCCGCCGCTTTAAAAATGGCTTTGCTATCCTCTTTTAAGACTTTAAGCCATGATTCGATATAACCGGCGTGACGTAGCTCGCCCTGTATCCGGTAGTCCTGACATAAAAACGCCGCGCCCATTTCCGCTACCAGTTCCTCGAAAGCATACAAAGGGTTACCAAAGCGCCCTTTTAAGTTACGGTTACACCGTAGCTCATGCCCTGACCAGTGCGTCAATTCGTGGAAAACGGTAGCGTAGTAGCTAGCTTCACTTATAAAGCTAGCTTTGTGTGGCACGTTTATTTTGTCTACGCTAGGGGCATAAAACGCACTATCGCCGCCATGGGTGATTACCGCGCCGGTTTTCTTAATGCGTAGCTCGGCTTGCTCAATGGCGTTAAACGGTTTATCCGGTACGCTAGGCGCTTGGATAGTCACGCCGTCCACTTGGCTAGCATTAAAAACATAATACGCTTTAAGTAGGTTATAGCTCTCTACGTCACCGGTAGCTTTGTTTTCTTTTGTAACCGGCGAATAGAAAACAATCTTCGTGCCCTTTTCGCCCTTACGCACGTTAGCGCCTACCGTTTGCCATTGTTTAAAGCTAGCCCATACTGGACAATTGAAACCGTTAACCATGCTAGATAGTCCAAGCATAAGCCGGTTAATGCCCTTATATGGCGCTTGTGAGAGAAAGTTTTTATCGGCGGTACTATCGGTAGCCCATGGCTTTATCCATGGCATAGCGCCGTTTTCTAGTTGTTTAATGATGCTATCGGTAACCTCTTGATATACAGTAGACATAAAAACCCCTTTGATGATGTTAGGAAATAAGAGTATACACGATTATTAAGATTAATAAAAGAGTAGCTCTTACTATATATAGCATAATAGAATCATGCCAAGCATACCTAAGTCATTGATTTATATAGGGCACTATTTTTTTATCAACAAGTTATCCACAGTAATATATTTATATGTAGATACTATGTTATAAAAGTAATTATGTTATGTAGTTAACTATAATGTCTACATATTATGTTATCTACATAATATGGTATCTACATATTATTATATATATATTATAGTAACATACTATGTAGTAAATGGTATTAACATATTAGATTATCTACATAATGTCATTGTGTAGGCAAAAGGGAAAGTTAACATAATATCTACACCGTGCCCGATAGTAAAAGGGGCTTTTATAGGCGTGTACGGTAGCACTATGCGGCGTACCATGCTCTATCTATGCTACTGGTTTGGGTAATGGGTTTGGCAACGCTAACGCTCTCACGCGCTACGCTCTCGCGGTCATCAATTGGGTTTGGGACTCGTTAGGTGCGTGCCCCATTCACCTTTCCCCCCAAAAAAAATATGTGTTTTCTGCTATGCTTGGTTTGTCAGTTGTCCTTCTGGGCTTAGACCATCCTTGCGGTGGTCTTTTTTTTCGCCTATACTGCCCAATATGGATATGGGGATGCAGATGATTAACTTAGAGATTAGTAAAGATGTACCGTTGCCTGTTGACAAGCGGAGATACCCGTACAAGGTGATGGAGGTGGGTGACAGTTTCTTTGTTGACGGTGGGAAGTTACAAGTGGTGTGTAACAACAACTACCGTACTGGCAAGAAGTTGGAGAGGAAATTTATCGCTAGATGCGAGGAAGGTGGGGTGAGGGTATGGAGAACAAGTTAAACGGGCATGACCACAAGATGATGCCTATTGCTATGGAAGATGTGAAGAAGGCTTACATGGAGCGTGTGTATGCGATGAGCCATGCTGAGTTGTTCCATGAGCTGATGCGGGTGCATACTGAGAGTGCTAAGTTGATGATGGCTGCTCAAGAGGAGTTAGAGAAGGTGCGTAGCCAGCTTGAGCAATACGAACCTATCCATTAAGGAGCAGTTAAGGGCGAGTAGGGTTTGGCTTCAGGGAGAAGTCAGGGCTGCGCTACTTTGTAAGACCAAGAAGCAAAAGATTGCTTTGGTTGACAGATGGAAATCACAGTATTCGCCCATAACTGTTCAAGAGCTACTTAATGTGGCTAGGAATAAGAAGGCTGCCGGGGACATCATTCATTGGAACTTAGATGAAATTTAACTTACAACAGTTCTATAAGTTCTGTGCCAACCTGAAGATTGAGACTAAGGAGCAGGGTCTACGAAACATGGACTCTCTCTTGGGGACTCAGACCTATGTGATGGAGGAAATAGCCTCTGGCTTGGCAAACGGGGTTCACTTCTTTGTCATCTTGAAGGGCAGACAGTTAGGTATCACTACTATAAGTCTAGCCCTAGACTTATATTGGCACTTTACTAACGCTGGTCTTGGAGGCACACTTGTTACAGACACCGAAGAAAACCGAGATATGTTCAGAGGAACACTCGGTGCATACATGGAGGGACTCCCAAAAGAGTACAAAATCCCCATGCTTGCCCACAACAGAAACTCTCTGTCTCTCAAAAACAGAAGCCGTATCTTCTACCAAGTCGCAGGACTTAGAGCCAAGGGTTCTCTCGGACGCGGAAAAGGCATCACATTTCTTCACGGCACAGAAACATCTTCTTGGGGTGACGAGGAAGGCTTGGCTTCCCTCTTAGCCTCTCTTGCCGAGACTAACCCTAACCGCCTCTATATCTTTGAGTCTACCGCCCGTGGCTTCAATATGTTCCATGAGATGTATACGACTGCTAAACGGGCTAGAACCCAAAAGGCTATCTTCTGTGGCTGGTGGCGCAATGAGTTCTACTCTGCTGACCCTGACAGCGATGTCTACAAAGTCTATTGGGACGGCAAACTAACTCCTGAAGAAAAGGAGTGGACAAAGGACATCAAGAAGCTATACAACTTTGAGATTAACTCAAGACAAATGGCTTGGTGGCGTTGGAAGATGTTGGAAGGCATCAAGGACGAATCCCTGATGTACCAAGAATTCCCCCCGACTGAGGACTATGCCTTTGTGATGACCGGCACTAGCTTCTTCTCTATTGCCCGTTGTACTGATGCAGCCAAGATTTCTAAGAAGCTCTCCTTTGATAACTACCGCTATGTCTTTGGGGCTAACTTCCAAGATACTCAGGTAGTGAAGTCCACAGAGCGCTTGGCTACCCTAAAGGTATGGGAAGAGCCTGTAGACACCGCCTACTATGTCATAGGCGCAGACCCTGCTTACGGGTCAAGCGACTGGGCTGATAGATTCTGTATTCAGGTCTATCGTTGCTACTCTGACGGCATGGAGCAAGTTGCTGCCTTTGCGACAAGTGAACTCAACACCTACCAGTTTGCTTGGGTCATTGCCCACCTTGCTGGCGCATACAAGAACTCAACCCTTAACTTGGAAGTCAACGGACCGGGACAAGCGGTTATCAATGAGCTGAAGAACTTGAAGCGCCAAGCGGCTGCTATGGCTGGCGAGATTGGCAGACAGCTTATGGATGTCTACGGCTCAATGTCCAACTACATCTGGCGCAGAAACGACACTATGGGTGGAATGTCGAACTCTATTGGCTGGCTGACCACGGTGCAGACCAAGGAGCGTATGTTGTCCTACATGAAGGACTACTTTGAGCGCGGAATGATGGCTGTCTACGACATGGACACCCTAGAGGAAATGAAGACCATTACCCGTGAGGGTGGAAGCATTGCCGCTTCTGGTCGCAACAAGGACGATAGGGTTATCGCTAGTGCCTTGGCTGCTGCCGCCTATGCCGAGCAACTCCAGCCTCGCCTGATAAGCATGAAGATTAGCCGAGCAGTCTCTCGGTCTTTGGAAGACAAGACCCCTGAAGAAGTAGCGGTCGGTCGCAATGTATCGGATTACCTCAAGAAGATTGGTGTCTATGGAACATAACAACCTGACCATAGTTTCGGTCTACGGTCACAACGATGGAAGTTCTGCAATATTTGCTATTCAGAAGTCCATGCAAGAACTGCCGGGGTCACGGGGACTGCTACTGTCCCTTTTCAAGCCAGCCAACCTTCCTGACAGCATTGAGTGGAAGGAGATAGGCTTTCTTGACTACATGATGTATTCAATATTTATCATGCACAGCCTCTACGCTTTCATAGAAACTGACTACTGCTTGATGGTGCAAGATGACGGGTGGGTCTTAAACGGGGCTAACTTCAGAGAAGAGTACTACGAATATGACTACATTGGGGGTGCTTGCCACGCTGCTATGGTCGGCAACCAGCTCCTCCTGCAAGGCACATGGCACGACAAGTTCCCTCGCACTATCGTCCAGAACGGGGGCTTTAGCCTAAGAAGCAAACGCTTCCTTGAAGCGCCCAACAAGCTAGGCATCGTCCACAACCATGCCCAAGACATCCACTTGTGGAACGAAGATGTCCAGTTATCCTGCATCAAACGCCACCTCTTTGCCGAGCATGGCATCAAATACGCTTCCGAGAAGTTAATCAGGGACTTCTCTATTGAGAGCGTGATACCTACATTCCACGATAACTTTGACTTCTCTAGACTTCTTGGCGCACATTCAACCTCGCGCAAACTAGTTTCTGCAAATCACATAGTGGTTAACCCTGACATTGTGAACGCCTACCGAGAGGTGGAGTTCCTAGACTTCCTTCAATCCATTGGATACACCGTAGAGTATGTTGCCCGTAACCATACCCAAGCGTGAGCTGCTCCGCATCATCAAACGCTTTATCAAAGACCAGAACAGAGGCATCTCTGTCAAGCTCTTTGCTGAACTTTGTGGGGTAGACAAGGAGCATTTGCTAGATGTTTTCTTCTATCGCATCCATCCATTGACCGAATATATGCAGATTCGAGTCAGTAAGGGCTACAACTCTTGGTTAAAAGGCGAAGTTGCAGTCATGCAAAACAGAGATAAGACACGCTTTGTTGAGTACAGGCGTGAACCAAAGCCCCGATTGGCGCGAACTACGGGTTTGCACCTAGTCAACGGGGAGATAAAGATTAAGGTAGGGGTGGCTAATCGCGGTGATTACTCAGGTCCAACCTTAGATGAAGCACTTGAAAGGGGATAACTATGGCTGTGCTAAAGGACTATAAATGCGACAAACACGGATACTTTGAGAGCTTTGAGGCTAAATGCCCCATGAAAAACTGCTCTGAAGAGGTCTATGTGGTGTTTCTACAAGCTCCGGGGCTTATCTCGGACACCACAAAGAAGAATGATAAGAACATTAAGCAACTCGCTATGGAATTTGATATGACAGATGTCAAGTCAACCCGTGAGGGCGAGAATCAAGCGGGATTCTTTACACGAAAGAACAAAACATCTAAGCGCCAGCTTGAGAAGGAAGCAAAGATTGCTGCCGAGCGCCCAAGAGAGCCAAGACCGGGTGACGCTGCCATTTGGGGTGGCGGTGGCGGTATGGATATGAAGTCTGCGTTATCTGGTAGATTTAACCGACCAGTTGGTCCTCAACTTGGCAAAGAAACCGAAGTTGTGTCAATAATGCCTAACGCAATGGGCAATTTGACAGGACCAAAGATGGCTAGTTACACTCCAGACCACGAAAACCTCACGTTGAAGAAATAATGCGTATACCTCAAAATGACTTATTGAGAGAACAGTTCTACCGTGACCTGATAGAAAAGTGCATGGTGTCCTTGCAAGAACGCAAAGGGGACTATGCCTCTCTCAGAGCCTTCTACCTCTTTGGTGGTGGTCCAGATGAGTCACCCGCAATCTTCAACAAAATCTATCCCCACATTGACCAGCTAACTTCCTTTCTGTACTCAGCAGAAACGACTCGCTTCTCTATCAATGTCGGGGCTTCTGTCCCAGACCAAGAACAAATCAAAGTCCCTCGCCTGACTTTGGCGCTAAACGATGAATGGCTGAACTCCAACGCTGACCAAGTGTTTAGTTCTGCTCTCACATGGTCGTTAGTGTTCAACTCAACATTTGTCAAACTTGTCTACAACAACGGCATCCACCCCTACATGGTCGAGCCAGCCAGCATTGGCGTATTGCGTGAAGACACCCCCTATACAGATAGGCAAGAAGCTATCGTTCAAACTTACTACATTACCAAGTCTGAGCTTTATGCCCGTCTGTATTCCCATCCCAAGCGTGTGTCAATCGTCAAGCGCATAACAACAAGCGTACACACCAAGACCGAAGATTTGCCAGAGGGCGTTGACCGACTCATCATGTCGCAGTCAAACCCCACTATCTACGGTAACGTGAACCTCGACCTCTTTGGCATGAACCGCTACAAAGCGCGTGTGGCTGAAGAGACAGTCAAGATGTATGAGCTGTGGGTGTGGAATGACGAGACTCAGGACTATCAATGCGTCACTATGGCTGAACCAGATGTGTTCATCTATGACAGAGCTGGCGCATCTATGTTCCTCAAAGGCGAGTTGCCCTTTGTGCAGATTTGTCCAAACCCACAGTTTGACTACTACTGGGGACAGTCCGAGGTTTCCCGCCTTATCTTCTTGCAACAGTTACGCAATAACCGCATGACTGAAATCCTTGATTTGCTCTCCAAGCAAGTCAACCCGCCAACTGCCTTGACAGGCTTTACTGGCATCTTGGATGAGAAGAACTTTGCGCTAAACCGTGCTGGTGGTTTACTGGCTACCGATATGCCCAATGCCAAGGCTGACCGACTTGCCCCTGATATGCCTTCATCTCTCTTTGAGGTCATTCACGAAGTAGACAATATGTTCTCAGAAGTCTCAGGCATCTCCTCTGTCCTCCAAGGCAAAGGCGAGTCTGGTGTTCGCTCTTCTGGTCACGCCTCTCAACTTGCCCGACTAGGTTCTTCCCGCGCCAAGAAACGCGCCCTGATTGTCGAAGACTCTCTAGAAAAAGTGGCTACGCTGTATCTGAAACTGATGCAAGCGTATGACAAGACGCACTTCAAGGACGAAGACGGGAGGCAATTTATTGCCGAGCAGTTCACCAAAGACTATGTGGTCAAGGTGGACGCTCACTCTAACTCGCCCATCTTCACAGAAGACTTGCGCCAGTTAGCGTTCAATCTCTTCAAAGCCAAGGCTATCGACACCGAGTCACTACTTGACTTGCTAGAGCCTCCGATGAAACAATTGCTCAAAGACAAGCTGAAGAAAAAGGAAGCTATGCAAGCTGCCCAACCTCAACAGCAAGAACCTCCCAAGCGGGAGAAACCTGACTTGAAAGCACTCTAATGGCAACTCAGCAACTCACTCCTAAAGCAGACCAACCCAGAGTAACTACTGGCGAACTAGGTCGTGCGGAGAAGTCTGGTGCTGGTGGACAATTGCAATACAAGAATGTTGATGTTAGAGTCAACCCGGCAGTCAAAGCACAACGCTCGATGAGAGCAATCAAACGAACATAGGAGTACATGATGTACGGCAAGAAAACAAAACGCAGTCGTAAGTCCTGTCGTTAAAAGTTTCCCCGAAAGGGAAAAGGGGTGTGGCTTACTTCCCCAACCAAAGTTCGCCGCCTCTAACTATGGAGAAGACTATGCGTAAAGCACGTAAAGGTCGTAAGAGCCGCAAGTAATTAACGGGGGTTCGCCCCTGTTGATTGCACGGTTTGACCGTTCAAATTCCTACGGGGGGCTGGAATCCAAACTTGCCCCTCACTTGACAAACTACAATAGTTTGGTTTAATCCGAACTGTTGAACAGATAGAGGGCATTTATGGCAGACGAAAAAATGATGGAATTGATACGCACACAGCAGGGTGGCACACCTCCTGCTCCTGAAGCGTCAATGTCAGATGCGTCAACTCCTCCGATGTCTGCCCCCATGTCTACGCCTGAACCCAAGATGGGAAACAAAGAAGGCGCTCTAGTTAACATAAGTATGGCAATGGACTTAATCGAGCAAGCCTTGCCAAGCCTCGGTAGCGAGTCTGAAGAAGGTCAAAAGGCACTTGCTGCCATTCGCAGTCTGACTGGACTGCTCGGACCGAAGAAACAAAAAACTGGTGAATTACAGCAGTCTGAGATTATTCAGATGCTACAAAACTTGCCTCAAGCTGGTGGTGCTACGCCAGAAGGTCGCGCAATGTCTCAAGCCCCGGCTGTTCCCAACTTGCCGCCAATGCCGGGCGCAGCCCCTAGCCCCATGTCAATGCCGGGTGCTGGTGGAGGCGGTGCTTCTCCTCAACCAACTCCAATGTAAGGAAAAATCATGGACTTATTTAAGCCCCGTGGCGCTAACACCCCACGCAGACCCACAGACAACAACCAACAAAATGGTGTTGTAACCAACACTCCACGCTTCTCACAATTGGGTGGCTTGGACCAAGCAAACGCTATCGGTGCTAAGAACAAGATGCAAGTTCAAAAGCCCGGTGACGGCAAAAAAGTAATTTAATTTCGTTAGGGGATAACTATGAGTTTAGAAGATATGAGCTTTGAGCAGCGCGACCAAATGGCGTTGCTTATGCGTGAGTTGTCAGACAATCCTGAGACTCGGAAAGAAATTCTGCGCTTGACCAAGAAGGTTAAGCCCGGTTTAGTCATTCCTGAGTTGGATATTGAAGAACACACTCACTCGGCTGTTTCTGCTGCTAACAAGCGTGTCGAGGACTTAGAAGCCAAGATGCGTGAGAAGGAAGCTGTTGCAGACCTTGAGGCTCGGAGAATGAAACTCATTAAGAAGGGCTTGATTCAAGACGAAAGCGAAATTGAACAAGTCGAGAAAATAATGCTTGATAAGGGCATTACGAATCACGAATCGGCTGCGGAATACTGGCAATGGATGAAACAATCCGCAGTACCCACACCGACTGGCTACAACCCAAGCGCTGTTGCGAAGTTCGACTTAGGTAAATACTATAAGAACCCAGTTATGGCGGCACGGGACGAAGCCTCGAAAGCGCTCAATGAGTTGCGGAGAAATCCACGACCCATTGGTTTGTAAACAGGGGATATTTTTTTTAGGAGATAACCATGCCTATAGGTGGCGGTATCGTTCCAGCAACGGGTTCAACTCAATACACCGAGTTGACATACGTCACAAGACGTGCGTTTATCCCAAAGCTGGTCGTCCAACTTTATAACTCTACGCCCTTGATGGCGGCTTTGATTGCTAACAGTCAAACTGCTTCAGGTGGTGTTTCTTCTGTAACCGTTCCCGTTCAGGGCGCTCAGTTTGTAAACGCTCAATGGTCTGACTACTCTGGTTCATTCAACCAGCCTTCAGTCCAGCAAGGTGCTTTCAACGCTGAATTCGACTTGAAGCTGATGATTGCCCCAGTACCGTTCCTCGGTATGGAAGGTGCAGTTCAGCAAGACGCTGCAATCATTCCTTTGATTGAAGCCCGTATGAACGATGCGACAAACGTGATGATGGATGCAATGGCTACTGCCTTGTACACCAACAGCACAAACACTCAGCAATTCACAGGACTTCCTGCTGCCGTTTCTGCCTCTGGCACTTATGGCAACATCAGCCGTTCTGCTTATAGCTGGTGGCAGTCAAAGGCTTACTCAGCCGGTAACGTCAACCCAACCCGTCAAAACATCTTGCAGTACATCTCTGGTACTGTGAAAAATGGTGCTGAAGTACCTTCTTTCGGTGTTTGCGGATTCGGTACTTGGACATTATTGGCTCAAGACTTTGTTGGTCAAGAGCAATATGTAATCACACCCGGTCACGGTTTTGATGGCGATGCTAACGGTCCTCAAGCCGCTTTCCGCGCTTTGATGGTTGCTGGTGTGCCAATCTATCCAGACCCATACTGCCCAGAAGGTACTGTGTACTTCCTGAACACTAACTATCTCTCGCTCTATGTCCATGAGCAAGGTTCGTTCGTGTTTACAGGATTCGAGTCCACACTCCCCAACTGGCAAATCGGTTATGTTGGTGCTGTGCTGATGATTGCGGAAATGGTTTCGACCAAGCCGAAGTCAATGGCGGTAGTGTCTGGTTACAACTCTTTGTCACTATAAGGAGCAATAAACCATGTCATTAAGCACAAATAAAATCATCCTTGCAAGCGCACAAACCAATACGGCTGGTGCGTACTTCCTGACTACGACTGTCACGGCTGTTAGTACTGGTAACGGTACTGTCATTCCTGCTGGCGTATATGTGATGTTCCCACAGGCAAACACTTCTGTTATTGCTTACAACGGCTCTTCTAATGCAACTGTTATGGCTGCAAACGTAGGTGGCGTTGTTATCTCTGATGGTGTGAACGTCTATGCGAAGACTACCGCTTCTAGCGATGTTGTGACTCTGTTGGCTACCAACGGTGGTCAAGCAGTCTCTGGCACTTACAACAGTTAAGGAGACACAATGGCTAATCCTGATGCAGTCGGTCAAAATACCCCGGATAGCTTTGGCAATTATGCAATTGCTTCTGCTCAAGGCGTATCTTTGGCAACTACTGGAAATGCTGTTGTTGCCCTGCCCATCCTCAAGGGTGGGCTTACTGCTGGAAATAGCGTAGCGACTTCTGGTGCAATTATTGTTCGGAGAATAACGATTCAGAACCCAAGCGCAAGCGTGGCTACTGGAAACGTAACTATCTATACGAGCAATGACGGCAACGCTAGCAACATTGTTGCAAACGCTGTTACTTTAAGCAGTTTGTCGGCTACTGGAACATTCCAAGACATTCCGTTAACTACGGGTGGCAATGTGATTGTTTCTGGTTACAACACGCAAGCCTTGTATGTGAAGGTCGGTACTGCCGTTTCAGGCACAGTCGATATTCGCGTATATGGTGACACAGTAAACTTCTAAAACCATGCAAACCCTTTATGTGACAAACAAATGGGAAAAACCCATTACATTCAATTACGAGTTCAAACCGTATACCTTCCCAGTAGGGCAAACGGTTGAAGCTCCGCAGGATGCCGTTTGTCACATATTTGGGTATGGTGACCCCGATAAAGAACATTACATGGCTCGGCTTGCCTTGATTCAAACGAAGAACGACATTCCTGAAGGACTGAAGATTCTCTCGAAGATTGAAATCTCTGATAAGCCACCCATGAAAGACCACTTGTTATCCCCGGTGGTTGAAAGAGTACCTCTGCCTTCCAAGAAGGTAGGGGGAAAAATCAACTCGCAAAACGATGGATAACGCATGGCTCAAACACTCCAAAGCTATATCACGCAAGTTAGATATTTGCTGCATGACGCGCAAGCTAACTTCTACACTAATGACCAGCTAACAGGCTACATCAATAGTGCGCGTGAGCGTGTCGTGCGCGACACAGGGTGTCTGAGAACCGTCCAAGTCTCCCAAACGCCAGCACCTCCCGTAGCGGGGGGAAGCAACCCAGTCATCTGGGCTAGTGGACTCGCTGTTACTGCTGGTCAGTATGTTTTCTCAAACATCTACATTTACCAGATAGTTACGGGTGGAACACTAGGCTCTGAAGTGCCACCGTATCCTTCTGCTAACTACGTCTATCCACCGTCAGGCACATTGACGTTAACAGACAGCTCGGTGACCTACCAGTATGTCGGTCCTTGCGAGGTTATCAACTTTGCTGCTTTGCCCTCTGGTGTGCTGACGCTAGATATTTTGAATATCAATTTGTACTGGGGCAACTCAAGAATCCCATTACGGTATTTACCTTGGACTGACTTTAATGCTCAACTGCGTTATTGGCAGAACAATGTTCAGCGACCTATTTGCTTTAGCATTTATGGTCAATCTCAAATTTATGTCGGACCAGTACCAGACCAAGCCTATGTGATTGACTTGGATACGGTTATTCTGCCAACTGCTATGGTCAATCTGTCTGATACAGATACCATCATCGACCCCTACGATACTGTTGTTCAGTTCTATGCTGCACACTTAGCCAAATACTATGAACAGTCCTTTGGGGAAGCTGAAATCTACTTGCAGCAGTACAAGCAGAAAACTCAATCGGTGTTGGCATCTGTATTTACAAGAAGGATACCAACCCCGTACTCAACCCCGTACTAAGACATGGCAGCCGCAGAGCAAAAAAAATCCTACGAGGTTGTCAAGCAGTTCAAGGGTGTAAACACCAAGGCGAACAGAACGGCTATTGGTGACGATGAGTTCTACTGGCTTGAGAACGCTATGCCCGTTGGCTATGGCAACCTCAAGATTACGCCTACCTACTCTAATGTCGGTAGCGTTACATTCGCTAATACAACTACCTTCTTCTGTTCAGCCAATATTGGTTTGATTGATTACCTGATTTCGTTTCAGGCAGATGGCTCGGCTGAGTATGTGCGCTTGGACACAAACGCCAAGGGAACGATTGCTGCGGCTGGAACTTTCAGCGCGTCAGGGGTCAACATCTCCCAATGGAAGAACGACCGTGTTCTGATTGGTGACCCTGCCAAGGGTTATTTCACTTGGGATGGCACAAACCTCATCTTTATTGGCTCTGTAGGGCAGATTGGCATTGTGCAGGGCGGTTCAGGATACTCTTCTGCGCCAGCAGTCATCATCTCTGCGCCTAACACGGCTAATGGTGTGCAAGCCACGGCTACTGCTACCATCACGGCTAATGCGGTATCTTCCATCACAATTACAGAAGCTGGCACGGGCTATACAAGCGCACCTACCGTTACTTTTAATGGTGGCGGTGGCTCTGGCGCTAATGCAGTAGCTGGAATCACTACTTTTGCAACGGGAACAGTCTCAGTCTTAGTGACTGCTGGTGGCACGGGTTATACCAATGCGTCTAACCTGACTGTCACTATTGCTGGTGGCGGTGGTGCTAATGCGACTGCCCAAGGCATTGTCTCTGGCGGTATCGTTACCCAAGTCGTGATGACCAATGTCGGTAGTGGTTACACCAACTCCTCTAACATCACGGTGACCATAGCGGGTGGAGGCGGTTCTAACGCTACAGCCAAGGCAATCATCAATACTGAGCCAGTAGTAGGCATCCAGTCGTTCTCAGGTCGTGTTTGGATAGCCAATGGACGCACAGTCACCTATTCAGGCGCAGGGTCGTATAGCAACTTCACAAGCATCTCTGCTGGACAAGTCACGCTGACTGACGCAACCTTGCACGGCAACATTACACAGTTGCTCTCGGCTAACAACTTCCTCTACATTTTTGGCGATGATTCCATCAACGTCTTCTCTGATGTGCGGGTGACTACGGCTGGCACAACGCTGTTTACAAACACAAACGTGAGTGCGTCTGTTGGCTCTAAGTTGCCATACGCCATTTACCCTTATTTCAGGTCTGTTTTGTTTATGAACGACTATGGGGTGTATGCCCTAGTCGGCTCTACAACGACCAAAGTCTCAGATGCCCTTGATGGGGTTTTCCCTTACATTGATTTTACAAGCCCTGTTTATGCGGGTCAGGTGTTGTTGAACAACATTCTGTGCGCTGCCTTCAACTTTAAATATACGGGTGGACTAGGAACTTCTAGCTCTAGTCGGTACATCCAAGCCATATTCTTTGAGAAAAAGTGGTTCTTTACTAGCGCTGATAGCACCTTGGCTTACATAGCTTCTGCTCCGCTAGGTGGCAGGATTAACCTTTATGGCTCAAACGGCAACTCATGTGTGCGTTTGTATTCAGATTCGTCTTCTAGCATTAACAGTTATGTTCAGACATCTCTGAATCCCATGAAAGACCCGATACGCACCAAGCAAGCCTTGAAGGTGGGTATTGAGGCTACCTTGACCAATTCAGCTCAGTTGACTGTAACGGTTGACTCAGAATCAGGGGCTAGTACGCCAGTTCTACTTGGACAAGTTGTCAATTGGATTAATAATCTGAGTATTGTGATTCCGTGGAAGAACAACAGCAACACGGAAATCAGTTGGTATGGTGGTGGTACGGGTTACACCTTATACAAGACAGATGCGAAGCAATGGGGCAAGTATTTGGGTATGACGGTGACATCAAGCAGTTCAAATTTTACAATCAACGGGTTCGAGTACGAACACGAATTAAGAGTGAGGTTCTAAATGGCAGTTCCATATACCTTTGGTAGTGCAACAAGTAGTATTCCTTTGTCCCAGTTGGACAGCAACTTTGCTACAACTATTACGCTTGGTAACACAGCTATCCAACTTGGAAATACTGTTACTACGCTAAACAACATGACGTATGCAAACGTCACTATCAGTAGTGTTGCAACGACTTTCCCAAACAACTTTTTGTCAAACAGTACAGCGACGCTCGGTAATACGACTGTTACGCTTGGTGGAACAACATCATCTGTTGGCAATCTGACTGTAACAAACACGACTGTTACAGAGATGAAAGAGACTGCAACTGTCTCTGCTACTGCTTCTACTGGAACTATTAACTTTGATGTGTTGACGCAAGTAGTGTTGTACTACACAACCAATGCTAGTGGAAACTTTACTATCAACTTCAGAGGCAATAGCGGAACGACTCTAGATAGCGTTATGGCTACTGGTCAGTCTTTGTCTGCTACTTTCTTGTCAACACAAGGCTCTACTGCTTACTACAACTCTGCTGTGACGATTGACGGAAACTCCGTCACTCCTAAGTGGCAAGGTGGTTCTGCACCTACTTCTGGCAATGCAAGTTCTGTGGATGGTTACACCTATGTAATCATTAAAACTGGTAGTGCAACCTTTACAGTTTTAGCCTCGCAAACCAAGTT